TTAAAAATTAGTAGAAAATGGAACTCAATGATGATGGGTATTAAACTACAAGGAAAAAATGGTATGTTTACTCCGCCAACATATAGCCACATTTACAAATTAAAAACTGTTCAGATGTCAAATGACAAAGGAACATGGTTTGGATGGGATGTATCTCAAGTTGGTCCAGTATCAGATAAAGGTATCTACGATACAGCTAAAAACTTTGCAGAGCGTGTAAGCGCAGGTGAAGTTGAAGCAAAACCTGAGACACAAGAAGAACCTAAAAAAACAATCAATTTATAAGTTCCTAGGGAGTGGGCGGCGAAGCGAGAGTGGATCCGCCCATAAAAAATATGGTAGAGAATAAAATTGATGGACCGGTTAGCTATGCCCAATGGATAGATTTGGGTCGGATTATTATACCCTGTATAAAGGGTTTACCAATCGTCAAAGGTTGGAACAAACCAGATTTTAAAATTACGAAAGAAGAATGGAAAGATAAATATTTACACTGCGAGATAGCACTAAGATTAGATGAAGATGTTGATTGTGATATTGACAATGAACTTGCAAAAAGATTTATAGAAAAATATGTTTTAATACATGACAGTGTGTCTGGTCGAGGAGGAAATCCTTACAGTCATTACTGGTGGAAAGGTAAAGTAAAATTTAAACAGTTTTCTTTACCAAAAGAATTTGAAGACCAATGTAAAAATTTACCACATGGTTTAATGTTGTGTGAGATTAGACATGGAGAAACACGTTATACAATTGTACCTGGATCACAACACAGTAAAGCAAATGAAATTGTACGTTGGGAAAGGTACGGAGGATTTAACGAGTATCCTGGAGATTTAAATGCTGACTTAAGAAAAGTAGCATTGTCCACTGCACTTTGTATTTTATATGCACCGCAAGGCCAAAGAGATAATTATTGTACAGCTATTGCAGGTGTACTACTTAAACATACTAAGTGGAGTGCTCATGACATTGATGAATTTATTTATAACTTAGCTATTGCTTCTAATGATAATGAATCCGAAGCAAGAAGATCTAAAGGTACTACAGGTAAAGATGCTAAAAAAAATTTAGGTATGCCTAAACTTGCAGAGATTGTAGGTTGCTCTACAAAAGCTATTTCAGAATTATTTAGTTGGGTTGGGGTAGAAGATAATAGTTTAAGCAATGGCGCAGGTAAAGAAATTGCAGAAGAATCTATAGGTGAAATTACAGAGTATGGTAATGACAGATACATAGTTAAAATAAACGCTGTTGTACAAGGTATAGCAACACCAAAAGAAATAATTGTTACTGGACCACAGCTTATGAAACAAAATTTGTTTTATGATGAAGTAATTATGCAAGCATCAGTGTGGGTTCCTAGAATGAAACCAGCTGACTTTGAAGTTATCATGAGACAGAAATATGAATCACGTAGTAAGTCATTAGATTATGTAGAAGAAGCAGATAACAGATTAGTATTTAAAAAACATTTTAATAGTTACATTAAACAAACTAAAGCCTACACAGATAAAAAAGAATTAGCTACTTATGGTTTACCATATTTTAGTAAAGAAAAAGATACATTAGAATTTAATTTAGATAGATTTGAAGATTATTTACACAGCCAAAAAATAATTTATGAAAGAGTTGATTTGGTTATGAAAATACAAAGAATATTAAAAGCACAAAAAAATAGGGGTAAATACAAAACTAAATCTTTGGTATCTTGGCGTATAGATACACCACAGATTGACACAGAAGATATAATCTTAGAGGGAGAGTTTACTGAAACTGTAGGGGAGATAGATTTTGAAGCCTAGATTTATTGCAGGTCCTCCAGGAACAGGTAAGACACACGGGTTTATTGTAGGGTTGTACAAGGACCTTTTACCAAAGTATCATCCAGATAAGATTGTAATACTATCACACACTAATGTTGCAGCTAATCAAATTAGAGATGCTATTTTACAAATACCAGAGATCAAGGAACGTGGTTTTACACAGAAATCTATGAAGTATAAGATCTGTACAATACATAGTTATTGTAGAAACAGATTATTAAGAAAAGAAAAATTTGATTATGATGACCATAAGAATTTAATTATACAGGATAAGTATTTTAATTTAGATACAGAGAATGATATTGAAAAGAAACATAAGTTCTATAGATTTTTATCTGAGGCTAGAGGACATGGTAAAACTTTAGATGAGTATTGGAAACAATCTAACAGGGACGCATTTAAGCCTTATAACATACAACTAATTAAAGATTTGCACAAGATTTATACTACTTATAAAAAAGATAATAATAAATGTGATTATGCAGATATGATAGATGAGTTTGAACAAGAAGCAAAAGCTCCGGACATTGATGCAATTATTATAGATGAGTGTCAAGATAGTAATGTACCTCAAAGAAAAGCTATTGATAAAATGGCAACGCATGTAAAAGAAAATCATTATTATTTAGTAGGCGATGCGGACCAAACACTATTTGAATACGCAGGATCTGATGCAGATTACTTTCATAAATTAGCAGCTAACCCTTACAAAGAATTAGAAGAAGGCAAGAGATGTAGTGAAGCGGTAAACAAACTTTGTAAAAGTATTATAGAACCTATTTGGAATCATTATGGATCCCACAGAGTATGGACACCCTCAAAAAAAAATGGAGAAGTTTTACAGGGTAAAGGTTATTATTTACCAGACTTAGAAAGATCAGGACATTTAGATATACTATTAGATAAAATAGAAAACACAGATCAAACATTTTTATTTACATTTAGAGGAACACCAAGTGACAACCGTTGTAGAGAATTTTTTATTAAAAGAGGAATAGAGTTTGCTCATGTAGATCAATCTGCATTTGTATCTAAAAAAGAATTAAGATCACATAAGTTATGGCCAGAGTTTGTAAAAGGTGAACCCATGAGTCTAACACAGATAAAACATTTTTGGGATTACATGGGTAGTAAAGTAATTGTTAGAGGTAAATCTAATACAGATATATTTGATGATTGGATTAAACAAGATTATACATTAGATCAATTGATTGAAAAAGGTGTACTAAAACCAGAGACTGCACAATACACACAGTTTGATTTAATTAGAATACCTTCAAAGACTACACAAGAAAGATTAATTTATATTAATAGAATTTTAAAAAAAGGTTTTGATTTTGATAAAGAAATTAGAGTTAAGTATGGCAACATACACACAGTAAAAGGTTTAACGTTTGATAACGTAATTGTAGATGAGACTATAACAAGAAGAGAAAAGTATTTTACTCAACTTAGATTAAAGTACACAGCATACAGTAGAGCAATCAATGACTATTGGACATTAACATCAAATAAAAAACTAACGTTAGGAGTCAGATGAAACCATACGATAAACAAATAGGTGGCAATCACTATCAAAAGTATAAAATACAACCTAGTAAATTTGTAATAGAGAACAAATTGCTTTACCCTGAAGGCTGTGCTATAAAGTACATAGTGAGGCATAGCGACAAAGGAAAGAAACAAGACTTAGAGAAAGCAATTCATTTTATAGAAATGATTATTGAAAGGGATTATAAATAATGTGTACCGTTCCACAACTATCTGATTTAGATTTAACAGATATAGATTTAGTTGCAATTGACTTAGAAACCTATGACCCTAACCTAAAAACAAAAGGTTTAGGTGCAGTTAGAAAAGATGGTTTTGTTACAGGGATTGCAATAGCAACAAAGAATCAAACTTTATATTTTCCTATAGCCCATGCCATGACAGACAATTTACCTGTTGAAGAAACATGGAACTATTTGAACGAAAAAGTGTTTAAAAACAAGGACATACGTAAGGTATTTCATAATGCTATGTACGATGTATGTTGGATTAGATCAGCTACTGGAGACATGCCACAAGGACAATTACTAGATACTATGATTGCCGCATCAGTTATTGATGAAACAAGAATGAGATATTCTTTAGATTCTATTAGTAAAGATTATTTAAACGAAGCTAAATACAAATATGATCTTGCAGAAAAATCATTAGCAGAGTGTGGAATAAAAGATCCAATGTCTAACATGCACAAGTTACCATACTCATTAGTAAAAGATTATGCAGAACAAGATGTAAACTTAACTTTAAAGTTATGGAATTTGTTTGAGAAAAAATTAGATGAAGTATTGTATACAAAAATTAACGAAGATGGAAGCAAAGAATTAAAAAGTTGTAGACAAATATTTGAATTAGAAACAAAATTATTTCCTTGTCTAGTTGACATGAAGTTTAAAGGCGTTAAGATAGATGTCGAAAAAGCTAAGACACTTGGAAAACTTTTAGAAAAACGTAGAGATAATTTAATTAAGATTATTAAGAAACGTACTGGCCTTGATGTAGAAATTTGGGCAGCATCATCAATTAAACATTTATTAGATCATCAAAAAATAACAAAGTACAAAAAAACAAAAGCAGGTTTACCACAACTACCCAAAGATTTTTTAAAGACTCATGAAAATCGTTTTTTACGTATGATTGTAAAAGCTAGAGAGTGTGACAAAGCTAAAGGTACTTTTGTTGAAGGACTGTTAGAATTTGTACACGAAGGTAGAATACATGCAGACATCAATCAGATAAGATCGGACCAAGGTGGAACGGTAACTGGTAGATTCTCTATGTCTAATCCTAACTTACAACAAATACCATCAAGAGGTATTATAGGTAAAAAGATGAGAGAATTATTTTTACCTGAAGATGGTTGTGTATGGGGATCATTTGATTACAGTCAACAAGAACCACGTATCGTTGTACACTACGCCTTAAAATTAGGTTTACCTGGAACAGATACATTAAAGAATGAGTTTAACAAAGAGGATGCAGACTTTCACCAGATCGTTGCAGACATGGCTCAGATATCACGGACCATGGCCAAGACTATTAACTTAGGACTCTTTTATGGTATGGGTAAAATAAAATTAGCCAGTGAATTAAATTTAACTAGACCAAAAGCAAATGCATTATTTGCTGAGTACCATGCTAAAGTTCCGTTTGTCAGAAGGTTATCTCAAGATCTAATTGAGTTTGCAGAAGAACATAAATTATTGTTTACATTAAAAGATAGATTTTGTAGGTTTAACAAATGGGAAACAAGAAATAGAGAATGGAACAATACAATTAACAGGTATGAACCGGTCCCAATATTAACTAGACAAGATGCAGAGACAGCATTTAAAGCTGAACTATTAGAAAAATTTAAAGATAATGTAGCAGATAATTACATGCAAGATTTTGATAGATACTATAAACCTGCATTTACTTACAAAGCTTTGAATAGATTGATTCAAGGTAGTGCAGCAGACATGACTAAAAAAGCTATGGTAGATTTATATGAAAAAGGTATTTTACCACAAATACAAATACACGATGAACTATGTCTATCAATAAAAAATGATAACGATGCTTTAGTAGTTAAAGAAACAATGGAGCAAGCTATTCCTCTTGAAGTAAAAAACAAAGTTAACTACAAAAAAGGTAAAAATTGGGGAGACATAAAATAATGTTTTTAATAAATACTTATTTAGACAAAAGTAAAATACAGGGTGTTGGTGTATTTTCAAAAGAAAATGTAAAGAAAGGTGATAAAATAAAAGAAGTAAGGCCTGAGTTTGAGTTAAGATTTGACAGAACAAATATGCCAAAAATGCCATTATCTTTAGCCAATTTTATTGAAACACATTCTTATGAAGATAAAAAAAATGAATATGTAATGGGGATAGATAACGAAAAATATTTAAATCATAGCACAGATCCTAGTGTAAATGATGATGGAATAGCTTTAAAAGATATTAAAACAGGTGACGAAATTACTGTAGACTATAGAGATTTTGATGCTAGTGTTGAGGAATGGCTTATTTAAATGCAAACATACCACCAACCTACGCACAAATAAGGAGAGAGTATTTATATGACAATAAAAAACATCATGGAGAAGTTGAAGACTGTATCATCTTTGGTATTACCTGTATGTCTGGACGTGCTATCTTATGGCATGCGATTATGGAAAATGGCGCAATCTTTTACCGTCTCCCAATCACGGCTTTTATTCAACGTGGTTATGAACCACAAACTGTTCCCATTAAAAGACTTGATGAATTGGAACTTTGGAATAGCTTTAGTTATTACCCTGCTGTTACTTTGTATGATATCTTAAGTGGTCAACATGGAAAATACATAGGTAAAGATAAAAAATGGCATCACGGTAATTACTTATTTACCATTGACTTTGCACATCCAGAGAGTAATATACTAGATACGGAACATTCCGAAATACCGCACGAACATAAGTGCGCTCACATAATTGCGTTAAAAGACGGCAACTATGCGGCTCAGCCAAACAATAGAATAATATGGGATCTACCTTCGTTTACAGTTAAGGATAATATTCCTGACTGGAAAGTACAAACCAATGAATGGAGTGTAGAAGATTCGGGTAAATGGATAACAGAAGATACTGACAAGTTCTTCTATGAGATTGAGGAAAAAAAACATGATTGATAAAATAATTGATAAAATTAAATTAATTTATATAAGCTCTAATAAAACAATTTTTACTTATAGATGTTTTGTAATTGCGGCAATAGCAATATTATATTTAAAGTAATGGAAGGCCTACGCATGGATTACAGATTCACAGCTCTGTTAATATTTATGCTAACCATGTTAGCCTTATTCGGTGGACCAACACATTCAGCAGAAACACAAAGCAACGTAAGTGGATCTAACACATCAATTGAAGGTGGTTATACTGGAGGAGCAACAACATATCAGTCTGGATCATCATCAAACAGTACAACTAATTCAACATCTAATTCTAATATAAAATCAGCACCACCAACAGCTTCATCACCTTCGTATAATTCTATGACACAAGACGTGTGTGCAGTAGGTGGATCACTTGGAGTACAAACATTTGGACTTGGTATCAGCGGCGGAAAACATTTTATTGATAAAAATTGTGAACGATTAAAATTAGCAAGAATATTAAATGACTTCGGTATGCGTGTAGCAGCCGTGGCTATACTGTGCCAGGACGAACGTGTTTTTGAATCTATGATATCAGCTGGTACCGTTTGCCCTATCGATGGCAAAATTGGTAATGAGGCTATGGCGTTGTGGTCTAGATATGGTCACGAAAGACCTGATTATAAAACATATGTTAAACGTATTAAAGACAGAGAGAAAGCTGACAAAAAAGCACAAAAAGAAATGACAAAAGAATTAAATAAAATGGACAAAGATAGAATTAAAATAGAGAAAATAAATGTTAGATAAATTTTTATATAAATTTTTTGGTGCTATCGATAATTTATTTCAACGTATAGATAACTTTTTATTTGCACCTCGTTGTAAATGTAAGAAGAAGAAAAAAGATGCCTAGACCAGTAAGAAAATGGGTAGTTAGATTACGAATGTGGTACGCAGATTTAAGAGGACATCACGGTAAACGATGGGACTATGAACCTTCTAAACATTACATGAGGAAAAAAAAATGAAAATATCAGAAAATACATCAGTTAGCATGCCGATGAAAAACATGTTAATGATTATCGCTGGCGTAATTTCAGGAGTGCTGGCATACACAGAGATTACAGCTAGACTAACTAGCTTAGAGACATCTAGAGAATTATTCCAAGCTGATCTACTTAAAAAAAGTGAGCAGTTACCAACCGATCAAGAACAATTTATGTTGATAGAAGATTTATATAAGTCGACAGAAAAATTAGAGATAACTCAAGAACAGAATATGACTAACAAAGTTAACATACAATTTCTAAACAAACAATTAGAGAAAGCATTGATTGATGTTGAGGCACTAAAAGATAAAGTTAGAAAAAATGGTAACGGAGATCACTGATGATTGAAATAGTAGTTGCATTACTAATGATCGTCTCAGGAGAAATTAAGGAACACAGAATACAAGACTCTATGTCTACTTGTTTAAAAGCTAAACGTGTTGCAATGAGATCGGGAACAAGTCGTATAGACTACCAATGTATAAAATCAAAAGCAGAAACAGAGATTTACATGGGTGAAAAATCAATCGTTAAATTAATATTAAAATGAAATGGATAATATATCTAGCACTAGGTGCTTTATTTTACTATGCACTAAATGCATTTGCTAGTTCAGTAGGATTGGCAGAAGAGAATGACACAGCTTTTAGTACAAACATATTACCTAATGCTGGGACAACTACATCAAGTTTAAGTAATTCAAATTTAGATGGAGTACAATCTGGATCTACTGGTGTATTAGCTAATGGCAGTACACATAATGGTTTTACTATTACTTGTGAAACGCAGATATCCAATGCATGTGGTAGAGCTTTTAACAACGAGCTAGAAGCATCACATGATATGACGGTTACAGCAACTGGTTCATTAGTAGGGATAGAAGGTAATAGCAGACCAGATGATGTTACTCATACTTCTACTCAGATAAAACTTAATGGTGGAATTAATTTAAGCAGCTATATTGCAGTACAAAACTGTGAGCATAACTCATCACAATATACTTGTGGAAATTCTGCTGGTGCTATGGATTCTTACACTTTAGTAATGAAAGTTTTAGATACAAACAATAATGTATTAGCAACATCTACACAAATTAGAACAATAGATTCTGGTTATAATGCTAATGAAATAATAAGTGGTGATAGCCTACATTATAACGGAGTTCATGCAAATAAATATGAATGGTCTTGGACAGGAATTGATGGATCACAAAGTACAACATCAGCTTTACGTGGACCAAATTTGTTAGGTGCGGAAATGGCTTTAGATTTTTCAATTGAGGACTACGAGCCTTTATCAGCACAGGAAATTAAAGATATTAACGAAGGTTTAGGAACAGCAAACCTTAATGAATCTGAGATATGGAATGTTATATCTGGACTTGAAGAAAGTATTGGTGAAAAATTAAACGTAGAAACAGGTGGTGCAGTAACAAGTGTAGAGCTTACAGAAAATTTTGAAATCATGGTTACAACAGCTAAAGAAGCACCTCCAGAAGTAGTGGCTAAAGTTCAAGAAGTTGTAAAAACAATGAATAAAACTAAAACTGTTGAGACATTAAAGAAAGAAGTTATTGCAGAAGTTATTAAAGAATCTAAACAAGAGGCTAAAGAA